TCTTGAAAGAGTTGTCATGAGGACGTAAATACTTAATAGGGCTCAAGGGTAGAGCGATATTAATATTTCCACCAATCCCTTCACTGGTGGATATGAGAGACATAATTTATTCTCCCTATAGGTCTCGGTTTGGGGAGAGAATGTACCACTAGGTGTTTATAACTAAAACATTCGAATATCAGTCTAACAGTAACAACCTCGACCTAAAAAATATTAATAACGTGCCTATGTAAGGTACTGATATAATTAATTTTAATGGGACTCTGGTTCCAGGAGTGAACACAGCTTTGTCTGTTTATCTGTTTACAGATGACAGATCAAATAACTGAAACTTAAATATGTTTATAGATAACGATTTTCCGAAGCTGCTTGGTGCGGAACTATACCGTCCCCATCCAGCTTATATCGTGGAAATGGCCACAGAGCCAGTCGTAGTACACGATTTCACAAAACAACCAGGTCAGACTGTACAGTTAGATAGATATAGATTCTTTGGAGCTCCAGGCACAAAGACTTCTAGAGAGCGTACACAGGATCAAACAATTGGTACTGCAAACAGCAGATCAATTGTAAAAGACAAGGTACTTGTCTCACTCCGTGAGTACACAGGACCAGCAGATCCAGCTAATACTAATCTTCCAAGTACATTCAAGATTGCTCGTGAGACCCTGATGACTGCACAGCGTTTGCTGTTAGACACAGGTAACCTCAACATGTTCCATCAGTCAATTGGTTCTCTAACATTGTTAGATGACTATAGAAGATGGAGAGACAGAGTATTCCTTGATGAACTATTCAAGTCTGAATCTCGTGGTGAGTCAAGCGATACTCAGGGTGGTTACTACTATCCAAATAGTAAAGTAAAGACAAACTCCACAACTCTGACTGCTTATTCCGCTTCAGAATTCGCTTCTGAGCGTTACAAGTTTAATGTAAAGTCAGACCTTCTCGAAGTTGTAAAGGGCTTACGTAAGCGTAATGTTCCTGTTTTTGCAGATGGCTACTACCGTTGTGTAGCTGATCCTTCATTCATGAAAGATCTAAGAGCTGATGCAGGCTTTAGAGAAGTTGCAAGATACCCTGGCATGGGTCAACCAAATCCTCTTATGGGTGGTGGTGCTCCTAATGCTTCCATTTATCAGGGTGGACAGTTTGGCCAAGCTCAATTTGTAGCTGGCGAACCAGTTATGCCATCAGGCTTCGTGTTTGAAGGTGTAAGGTTCTTTGAAACAACTAATATGCCTTCCAAGTCAATCACTGTGAATATCAATGATGGTCAAGGTGCAGTATCACACGATACACCACCAGCACTATTCTTTGGTCCACAGGCAATTGGTGTTGGTGTGGGTGGTCCAAATGCTCAGGTTCTCATTAATAATAATGATGACTTCAGCAGATTCATTATTCTTATCTGGCAGCTATATGCTGGCTTTGCGAACTTGAATAAGGACTTCATCACAGTCGCATTTACAATTTCTGATTAAGGGGGACAACTAATAATGGCAACATACAAATCCTCAGCCGGAGCAATCTTAGAGCCCGGTAATCAGGTTAACCGCTTATCCTCATTCAATGATGAGGGAGTCTTTGGTTGGCCAGGTCTTGAAGCATTCGAATTAATCGGTTTTGCTAAGGTTACAAACCTTGCAGCAGATAAGGCTAATTTCAAGAGCTTTGACCTTACAGTTCCTTCTCCAGATCGTCGTCCAGATGATCGTGTAAGAGATGACCGCACAAGCTTGGTAGTAAAGGCATCATCTGATCGACCTGCTTATATCTATGGAGCTTCCATTGGTATTGCTCAGGATCTTCCTGCAGGCGGTCTAGCAACATTCCCTGCTTCACCAGTCACAGCTAATCTAGGTGGAACAACAGGTGAATTGTTACTACTAGGACCAAACAATGGTGGATCACCTTTCGGTGTACCTTCCACACAACAAAATGGTTTAGCAGCAGCTTCTAGCTCTATTACAGCAGCTAGTTCAGCATTTGCTCAAGGAGCAGGTGATACAACAACAGGCGATATTCCTTTCTGGACAGTCGTAACTGGTGGTGGTATTACTGCAGCTAACGCAGCAAACTCTATGATGTTTAAAGTAACTGCAGACACAACATTTAAAGTATTTAATGTTGATGCAATTACTGGTACATCAGTCAATGGTGATGGTGTATTTATCTCTCAGGATGATTCTGATGCAGGTAGAGCAGCTTACATACTTGGCAGAGTTAACTATCTACGCCCTGCGAAGGGAGTATCTTGGAACGACATTCAGCGTTTCATTGACTTCCCATCTCAAGTAGGTGGCGGTGACGCATAATATTTAATGCGTTTATTAAAGGCCGGGCTTATTGCTCGGCTTTTTTTTTATTTGCACTAAAAGTGTGGCTTGTTATTCTATTTATATAGCTAACAATTAATTAAATGTTATACAGATACACAGAAACAGGTGCAATTGTCGAGAAGGTTTCTCATCATGGTGACGGAATTGTCATGTGTACAGATGCACAAGATGAAGTCTTATATATAGAGGAGAAAGATCTGGTTCCACATCTGGAAGCAACCACAGAAAAAGTAAAGACAGAAGAACGTCTTACTGAACAGCTAAAACAGGAAGGTGTTAATCCTCCAAAACCTACAAAGAAAGAAATTTTTCCTGTAGATGTCAGAGTTAACATTAATACTGCCAGTGCTAGACAGCTTGCTGATGCGTTGCCTGGTGTAGGATTAAAGACAGCCAGGGAGATAAAAGATTTACAATCTTCCATGTTAGGTGAAAAGTTCATTAAGTTAGAACAGCTTAGAGCTATCAAGCGTATCGACTGGGATGAACTAATAAAAGATAATCTTATTCGTGTTGAATAATGCAACTTGATGAATTTATTAAATCAAAATGTAAATGGCATTTGGGATATAATCAAACATCTATACCAGCCGGTGACTTAGCCAGATTAGAAGAAGCCTTGAATAATGTTCAGGATTCTTTTTGGGTTAGTAAAATAGTTGAACAGGTGGGAAGATGTGATGAAGCGGAGAAAAGAACAGATATGACAGGAATTTTAAATAACAATATTACACCAGCTGGAAGACGTGAAAACATAGCTGGTGACGTGGATAGGACCATCAGTACAACTGATTATAAGGACACTCTTAAAACATGGACTGGTATATACTTATATGAGACAGATCGATTAGCTCAACATCTTTACGTACCTAATTATCGTAACCCTGAGCAAGCTAGATATCGATTTAATCGTGAGGGTGCTGAATTTATACAGGCACTCCCTGGACCAGCTGATGTTGCAGTTGGAACCAGACTTATGTTTGCTACAGAACTTAGATAGTACTTATTATTATGGCTAAAGGAAAAATGCCTCCACAGCTTCTTGAATATTTTAAGAACAAAAATAAAAAGAAAGAAGATGGTAGTGGAGAAAAAATGTCTGATAAAGAAAAGCGTAAAGAAGCTTTAGAAAAAGCTAGAGAAGCTAAAAATAAAAAAGAGGACAAATAGTACTCACGCTAAAATAAATCTAAAAGAAGGACAGTAAATTGGCATCTACCTCTACAAATAAACAACCTATGATGTTGGATAGACCAGCATCTACCAGTACTCTTGTAAGAACACAAACAGGACAACTATTCTCCACTAGTTTGTTACCAACATCAATCGGTAACGTAACTAAGATATTTGATGTTGACCAAGCGTTGACGGATACTCAAATTAGTGGTGCATATATTGATGAGATATTTATCAGATATACAAAGGATGTCAGTAGAGTTATTGATTCTGTAACAGCATCTGCAGCCACATATACTAGAGCTGCTGCAGTTTTGACTGTTACTTTGAATAATCATAATTTTAAAGTAGGACAAAAACTATTCTTTGATACACAGTCTGGTGGAGCTCCAGTTGAAGAAGTTACTGTAACAGCTGTAACTGGCACTAATACCTTTACTGCAAATTCTTCTGCTTCTGGAACTATAAATAATAGCAATGTAAATATTCAAAAACCTGTTGATTTTGTATTCTACTTAACGAATGTAACCACAGTGACAGGAACTTCACAGTTCTTACCTTTATTTGTTGCAAATGTTGAGTCTGTTCCTGCAGATCAAAGTTTTAGTTTAAGTGAAAAATTAATACTTCCTTTTATAAATTCACCTGTAGTTCATTCAGGATCAGCTAATTTTGGTGGTACTAATACTAGCTTTGCTCCTAAGTTAAGAGGATTAATGTTACCTCGTGGATCAGGTTTACATGTAGGTATCAGTGGTACAGGATCTCTTACTAATGGATTCTATGTGAATGTTCAAGGTGGATATTACTAAAGATGAATAGAGAACCTAGAGAGATAGCTTCTTCTATTAATAGACCAGTACCAGTTGTTGGTCAGTTCTTAGATGAAACAGGTGCTAAAGATGCTGCGATAGATTTTGCAAAGAATTTTGTAAAGAGTAGATTTAATAAAAAAGATAATAACAATAATAAAGAAGAGACCCTTTTAGAAAATAATGAAAATCAAAATATTAGTGCTGTAGAAAAAACTAGAAATCTTTTAAATAGAATTAATCAGACAGGATTAACAGCAGATCTTTCAGGTGTAGGTTTTGAGAAAACATTTGGTGATAAGAATCAGGGAATAAATACTACTGTTTTTGGTAGACAGGATTTTGGAGCACCTGCACAATATGGTGCAAGAGTAGGTTTTAATTATAAGTTTTAGATAAATGCCAAGAAGAAGATCTGGTTTTGGTACTTCTTTTGATAATTCTTTTAAAGGTTTTTCTGATGCTGTATTAAAGAAAGAAAAATCAAATCAAGGAGATTATACTGACATACCTTATCAGTTTGTTCCTTTGGGTCGTCAGGATGATTACAGTGAAGTCAGATTCTATGACTTTGATAGTACATGGTGTAGATGGAGAAGAGGATATGAACTCTATGTTATAACTCAACAGTATTTAGGATCATCTGCTACAGGCAGAAATACGAGAGGGGATTTTAGAATGTTCTTTACATTCCAATTTTTCCCAGGTCTTTTTGTACCCGTAAGAATATTTACTTTTCCCAGTGCCGGTAATGAAGAAGGAGAACATACAGTTGGGATACGTGATGCTAATAGTCTTAACCTTTATGATCTTGGTTTACCTATTGATTCTGTTAGATATGTCACTGCAGCAAAAGCAGGAACATATAACAAGAATGGGGCTACTGTTACTGTCACCTTGGTGGGACATGGATTACGTGTAGGAGAAAGTGCCTTCCTTGATTACACATCAGGAACTGCAGTTGATGAAACATTAACTATAACCTCTGTAACTGAAGATACTTTTACATGCACAAGTGCAGCTTCAATAACAACAGCTGGAACTGTAAATGTTAGACAGGAATTTGCAGATACAACAGAAGGATTTGCTGATACCAGATGGACAGAACAAAGAGTAAAGATAAGAAGTATGCCAACACCAGTTACTTTATTAGCTGGAGAAAGACTTGTTGATCGTGTAATAGAAAGAGATCCAGGAGTTAGTGGAACATACTCTCAATCAAACAATACTATAACTGTCACTTGTGGATCGGCTCATGGATTATCTACAGGTAATCAAGTATTCCTGCAGATATCAACAGGTACTGCACGAATAGGACTATATAAAGTCATAGTTACAAGCACTACACAATTTACAGTGGAATCGATTGCAAGCGTGACAACTAGTGGGAATGTAAATGTAATCAGGAGAATAAAGGGATTTGATTTTAATAACTATGTAGGCAATACAGTTACTGGAGTTGATTTAGCCACTGAAGAAATATTATTTAAACGTGAGGAAAGTTATGGTGTCCAGTTTACTAACAATAGAGCAAAGACAGTAGTTCCTGCACCTAGAGGTTTTCTTGCATCACAGAATAGATTCCTTACAACAGAAGTTAGATATCAATGTAATTGTCCAGATTTTATGCGTCGTAGAAAATTTAATTTGTATAAGGATTCAACTGATGACAGATTCCCTAATACAGGTATTGAAAGTGTTATTCCAGGTACACGTCAAGACAGAGAGGGCAATGTAATTGATACTAGAGACAATATTGGAGTACATAATGATTTTGGATATGCTCCAACATCTAATTTTTATGAGATACCTGAATACAATGATGATCCAGAAGCTTCTCTTCCTGGTCTTTTATATTATCAAACACGTTGGTGTAAACATATCTATGCTGCTTTATGGTCTATGAAACATGATGAAGGTAATGATAAATTTTCTTTTGAAGGACGATATCAACAGAGCGGACCTAATGTAACAATAACTATTACCAATCATGGTTTGCTTTCTAATAAACGAGTAAGCATTGATTTTAC